TCGGCCTCCGGAGCGATCTCCATCAGAGTTAGCTGGACGATGTATCTGCCGAGCAGCATCGCCGGACAACGAAGGATTTACATGAGACAGACACCAGCCAGTGCACTTCGCCCTGGGCAGGAGAAGCCGTGTCCCCAGAAAGCGCGCGGACTATCCGCTATGTTGGCGGCGCACAGCCCTGCGAGCCGGGAAGAATCCTTAACGCTATACTATAAGATCATGTACGGTTACCCACTTGTCCTAACTGAGCAATTCGCGCGACCGGTCGCTCAGACTCAGTGTCTGGTGCCCGACACCCACCGTTGCCAATCTGCCGCCACTTCGATTTATACCCGCCTCCCGCGGCCGTACTACATCCATGATGCCGCCATGATCCAGCCGAGTGCTGCTTACTACGCCGTGAGGATGTGATGGCTAAGCGGATCGACTGGGAGCGGGTAGAGCGCGATTACCGCGCAGGACAGATCACTGTCCGGCAGATCGCGCAGAAGCACGCAATCTCCACGACCGCAATTACCGCTCATATGCACTCCGGCGGATGGACCCGCGACTTGTCACAGGCGATCCAGGCCCGCACCCAGGCCAAAATAAGCGAGATCGACGTGCAGGAGTTGATCGAGCAGTCGGCACGAGAGGGTGCACAGAAATCTGCACAGACGATCAGATTGGCGGTCGAACAGGCATCGGATGTAGCCGCCGGCGTAATTATTCGCCATCGGAAGAGCTTCCGTGACCAGGTTGAGCGCGCGGCCGTAATTGAGCGTCTGTTCGACGAAATCCTTGTTGCATCAAGCGCTTACGCGGGTGACGGAGCAGAGCCAATCGACATCCACAAAGCAGCAGCAGCATTCAAAGCACTGGTTGACTCCCGGGCCAAGCTGGTAGCTATGGAGCGCGAAAGCTTCGGGATCTCCGGACCTGACACGCCTGACGCGCGCGACGTAGACGCGATGCCGGCGTGCGACGCCTGGCGGGTGTGCAGCGATGGCCTCGGATAGCCCAGAATCATGCGCTTACATGGCATTCATCGTCTCACCGGCAGCGCCCGCACAGCTACCTCAAGGTCGACTAGGTATTTGCTGGCCGCGTGTAGCTCCAGGTATCTAAGTACGATTGCGGGCGGGCTGTCCCCCCACCTAGAAACGGTACACGGCGCCACCTCACAGATGCGCGCCACGTCGGCCTTGGTGAGCCCACAATGGGCTATCAGGCAGGAGAAACTTGGCGTTTTGTTCATAGTGCCACGCGGCCGGTATGTGCAATTTGCACATTATGCCCGTATCTGGGGCGAAAATGCCGATCACTGACCTGTCCAGGCAGCTTGTGGCAGGCTTCGACTGGACGGCACCGGACTACGAGGTCATCATTCGGCGCAGAATCAGGATGCTGAAGGCGTTGCGAGCGGAGCCAGGGGCCATCGGCGGGATGAAGTCCCACTTTCGTGACTACCCTTGCGACTTCGTCACCCTGTTCGGATCGACATTCGACCCGCGCTTGGTCGAGCGTGGCATCGACCCAGTCGTCCCGTTCCTGCTGTTCCCTCGGCAAGTCGAGTTCATCGACTGGATCATAGAGCGCTGGAAAGGGCAAGAGGATGGCGTGGCGGAGAAGAGCCGCGACATGGGCGTGAGTTGGTTGACTGTGGCTGCTGCCGTCTGGATTTTCCTCTACCACCCAGGAAGCGTGGTTGGGTTCGGCAGCCGCAAAGAGGAGTACGTGGACAAGCTTGGGGACCCTAAATCGCTATTCTGGAAAGTCCGGACATTCATCGACCTCTTGCCGCGCGAGTTCCGCCCTGCCGGATGGAACAGCAAGAAGCATGCGCCCTACATGGTCATAACCAACCCGGAGAATGGCGCAAAGATCGTCGGCGAGGCTGGCGACAACATCGGGCGTGGCGCACGTACCAGCGTTTACTTTCTGGATGAGGCCGCCTATATCGAGCGGCCAGAGGCCGTGGATGCCGCACTGAGCCAGACGAGCAACTGCAAACTGCATGTTTCGACGCCTAACGGAGCCGGGAATCCGTTCTACCGCAAGGCCAAGGGAGGCAAGTTGCCGCTGTTCGTCTTCGACTGGCGCGATGATCCGAGAAAAAGCCAAGCGTGGTACGATGCCCAGGTGGCTAAGGCGGACAACCCGACCATCGTGGCCCAGGAGATTGACCGTAACTACGAAGCGAGCGTGGTCAACTCCTTCATCGGCGGGGATTTGGTAAAGGAGGCAATGCTTCGTGGCCCGACCCAGGTGCAGGCAGTTGGTGGACTGCGCGTGGGAGTGGACCCGGCACGCTTCGGCGACGACAAGTTCGCGGTGACCATCCGTAGAGGCCGCTTAATCGTGTTCCAGGCAGAGGCGCAGAACCTCGACAGCTTTACCGGCGCGGCCTACGTGCGCGACTGCTTAGCCCCATATGGCGAGAAACCCGAGCAGATCGCGGTGGACGAGATCGGCATCGGCGCCGGAGTGGTGGACGTGCTCACCCGCATGGCCGAGTTCGCTGGCGTGGTAGTCGGAGTAAATGCCTCCCTGCGCATGGATGGAGCGGCTTCCGCGAATGGTGTTATGCCCATCCCATTGGTTGCCACCATCTATTACAACCTGCGCGCCCGGATGTATGGAGAGATGAGGGAATGGCTCAAGGGCGCGTCAGTCCCAAACGACGATGCGCTCCATGCCGAATTGACGTCAGTACGCTACGGCTACCGAGGCGGGTCGCTTTTGCTGGAATCGAAGGATGATATGCGGAGGCGCGGCGTGAAGTCGCCAAACAAGGCCGACAGCATCGCACTGACTTTTGCCATACCTGGCGCTCAGAACGACATGTTGGATCACCAGATTCTCACCGACACCGCGCTACAAGCCGGTCGGCGGCCTGCATCCAGATCGGGATATTGATGATGCTCTTACCTGGCTCACGAACTAGCGCGCTTCATCAAGAGGCTATGGAATGACAGAAGATAATAAGGAGTCGCGCTTCCGGGCAGAACGTGCCCGCTCAGACGAGGCCTACCTACGCGCCTGGAATGACCGGCTCCCGACCGCCGAGCAGCAATCCGCAAACCCGCTGCTAGGGCTTGGCACGCAACTTTTGGGCGAGTTCATTGAGGCGCAGCTATACCGAGATGAGACCGAGCAGCGCTGGCTCACGGATTTGCGCCAATACAAAGGCCAGTACGAGCCAGAAGAAGAGGCGATCATGACCGGAAGCAAGGCCTTCGCGCGCAAGACGAGAGTGAAGGTAGAGAGCGTAGATGCCCGCATGACCGACATGCTTTTCCCAGCCAATCGAGAGCGGAACTACTCGATTGACGCCACGCCAGAGCCCGTCATACCGGCCGCGAAGAAGCGTGAGATCATCCATGCACTCGGACAGATTAGCCAAGGTGGTCCGGTTGACCCAGAAGATGTGAAGAAGGCGGTCAATGGATTTGCCAAAGAAGCCGCCGAGAAGATGGCGGTAAGGATTGATGACCAACTGGCCGAGACGAAATATCGAAAAGTCTGCCGAGAGGTGCTCCACTCTGGGCACCTATACGGCACTGGGGTGCTCAAGGGTCCACTGGTCGAACGCAAGACAGATTTGTCCTACAAATGGGCGAACGGCAAATACACCCAGGTCGGCCGTACGTTCACGACCCCGTTTGTGACGCAGGTCCCCATCTGGCGATGGTATCCGGATATGTCAGTCACCGACCTGAAGGATGCCCGCTACACATGGGAGCACCACCGGCTAAGCCGTGCGACCCTATACGAGATGTCGAAACGGAAGAGTTTTGAGCAGACTGCTATCCTCAATCACATTGACGTCAACCCGGATGGTGATATTCGCCTCATGCGCTACGAGCAGGGCCTGATGGCAGTCGGAAACCAGCAGAGCCGGCTGACGAACCTCAAGACCGGGCAATACGATGTCTATGAGCGGTGGGGCTGGCTCAAGGCCGAGGAACTTGCTGCGGCAGGCGTAGATGTTCCAAATGACCGGATGCAGGAAACCTTTTTCAGTAACGTTTGGGTGCTACCAAACGGCGAAGTCGTCAAGGCAGTTCTATCCCCCATAAACGGGATGGATACCCCTTATCATCTGTACTACCTGGACAAAGACGAGACGAGCATCTTCGGTGACGGCTTCCCTTCAATCATGCGCGATGACCAGAGTCAGATAAACAGCGCGCGTCGCATGATCCTAGACAATGGGGCGATCTGTGCCGGGCCTCAGTTTGAGGCTTTCGTGCCGGCGTTTCCTAAGGGAACCGATTTCACCAGTATCCACCCACTGCGTGTGTGGCCTCGTAGCGGCGGTGATTTCCAGTACCCGGCCATCCGGCCGCTGAACTTCGACTCGCACATCGGCGAGTTGATGGAAATGGAGAGGCTGTTCGATACCAGCGCAGACGAAACGACCGCTATCCCAAAGTTTACGTATGGCGACAACCCGACAAACGGGGCGGCAGGGACTATGGGTGGCCTGTCAATGCTATTGGGTCAGGCCAATATCGCCTTGAAAGACCTAGTGGCGAACTGGGATGAAGTCACCAAGAGCTTCATTACCGCCATGTATCACTGGAACATGCAGTTCGGGCGTGATGATGCAATAAAGGGCGACTACGCCGTTGTGGCGACTGGCGCTGCCTCACTGGTTGCAAAAGAGGTGAGAGCCAACTTGCTGAATCAGTTTGGTGCCACCCTCCAGCCGGAAGAGCGCCAGTTTATTAAGTGGGATATTCTGGTGCGCGAGAAGGCCAAAGTGCAAGAACTAGATTCCTTGGCGAAGACCCAAGTTGAAGTTGACGAAGATGCCGCCACGCCTGGCGCAAAGATGCAGCAACAGATGATGCAAATGCAGCAGGAACTCGCAATGAAGACGATGGAAGCCAACCTCAACAAGCTACAAGCCACCATCGAGAACCTGAAGGCGTCTAGCGGGAAGATCGCCGCCGACACGGAGAAGGCAATTGCAGAGGCGGTAGACGCCAAGGTCAAGGCGGCCTACTCCGCGATGCAGGCGGCTGG